ATGTTCGTGGAACTCGTTTATGACAAAAGGAATTTTGATGGTCTGCCCGGTGCAAAAGATATCATTCTGGGCGAGTTAACCAAGAGGGTTCACCGGATTTTTCCGGATGCTGATGTCCGGGTAAAACCGATGATGACACTGCCGGCGATCAACACTGACGCCAGCAAGCATGAGAAAGAACAGATAAGCCGTACTGTTCAGGAAATGTTTGAAGAGGCTGAGTTCTGGCTTATTTCTGAGTAATATGAAGCGAGGCGCGCACTCTAATCATGTTATGAATCGACCCGTAGCCTGAACTTTCCAGACAATGGCTACGGTTTTTTAACGATTCGTCAGGCACACTAGTCCTGTTTTTCAGGTGGTATATTGCTTACTTTTTCAACGTGTCAAGTTCTGCTTTCAACTCGTGTACTGCCCCGATCAAGTCAGACACCAGGGCCAGATACGACACGTTAAGGATAGGGTTTTCCGGGTCCTCACCTCCCGCCTCAAACACATATAGTGGGTCCACTTCCTGGAGCTGCTGGGCTATAACCCCGCGGTCTCGTCGGCCATCCCCTCGCCATGTGAACTCGTAAGGCTCTATCCGGCTGACACGGTCCAGGGCACCTGTTTGTGCCGCAGTTACTTCTTTTTTCAGGCGTCGATCCGAACCTGACGGAAATATCGCCCCATTTGAGGTATTGATTCCTCCGGAACCATTCGCAAAAAGCCAGTGCTTTGTATAGCCATACCCGTCAGAGCAGGTCAACATTGGGCCTGCTGAGTCTGTCGTCCCTGCAGAACCAATGTAACCACCGAACGCCATGTTTAATGTGAACTGGCCTCCCGTACCTCCTGTTTTCTGTATGGTTGCCATCCCCGCAGGCGCAAATACCCGGCTCCCGGAGTAGATATGCTTTATATTAAAGGGCGCGGCTTTGATTGCCGGTATGGCTTCCGTAATAACCGTCGTTGGTGCGGAAATATCGCCTTTCATACTAATGGCGAATGTCGCGGTATTTACTGATGCTATGCACTGAGAGAAGTCGGATAAATTACCGAGTGCAGCTGCTGTGTCATGGGCCTGCTGCGCACTGGTAGCCGCCTCTCCCGCTTTTGTGGTTGCGGTCGATGCACTGGTGGCTGCCTCTCCGGCTTTCGTGGTTGCAGTTGAAGCACTGGTAGCCGCCTCTCCCGCTTTCGTGGTTGCAGTCGATGCTGCTGTTGAAGCTGTTGATGCGCTTGCCGCTGCGGCCGTTTTATCGACAGCAACTTGTCCCGCATCAGCTGATATCTGGTCAGCCAGGGACTGCAGGTGGTCGGGGTCTATTTCTTTAAGCAGGTCGGTTATCTTTTTCCAGCTTGGTCCGGAAAACTGAGAGCCGTCAGGCAGCATCACAGTAATATCACCACCGGTGCTGAACACCATTTGCCAGTTCTGCTTGTCGTAATTAAGCCCACGAAGCGCCTCAGTTGTCTGCGCAACCAGCGCAGCGGTCACCTGGTTCTGGGTGGCTCGTGGAACAGCATTCCACGCAGAGGAGGCTTGTGACGGGCCGGGATACTTGCTGATCAGGGTGATTTGAGTGTCACTGTCGATCGTCTTTACTGGCAGTGTGTAAGTAATACCGCCGACCGTAACAACAATAAAGTCACCAACCACCAGTTCAGTTGTAAATGCGGTGCCGCTGCCTGTAATAACATCAGAGTTATTCGTCAGGGTTAAGGTTCCTGCTGACATGGATATCTCCTGAATTCAGATAATAAAAAACCCACCGGAGCGGGTTATTTTTTGTAGGTTTAATTCGAACAGTTCGAACTGGTGAAATTATTCTTATTCACCCATCGCCAGTTAAATGGATAACCGGCCTGATATTGTGTCTGGTTTACAATTTTACGTATCCCGTAAATGAGCACGTCTGTTTCCTGATTGCCGATCATCGCCGTTGCTGTACATAAGGGTAATTTCTTTTCGAGAGTGCCGGAACATGCAGTTAATGATAAAAATGCAAGAACGATTAATATAATTTTCATATTGTTACTCGCTGTAGTTATTCATATTCAAAATATCAATAGCGGACAACAATAGATAATAGATTTAACAGATCATTTAAAATACATTGATCGTTTAAAACGATCGTACAGGCATTCAATATTTTGACACTTCAACTGCAATAACTGTATTACCTGCATTTACAGGGGCCATTGGCTGCGCGCTACCAGATGGAATTGCCTGAGTGGCAGCGGTATAAATTCGGGTGCTGGCCCCGTTATATACAGCTGTAAAAGTAACCGGAACAGGCCAGAGCTGACCGCCCGGTCCACCGCCAGATATTCGCCATACCTGCTGACCTGCAACATCCGGGATAATTGCCCATTTACCCGCTCTGCTCTCGTCAATATAAATGCCTCCATTTGCCCCGATTGTTCCGACAGTTACCACGTCCGTCAGGATTTTCGATTCATGAGTAATAACCAGATTCCCCGTCTGGTCGTCCCAGACAGCCAGCCCATACGGAGGATTTGGCATGGGCTGAGGGAATATAGTGAATAAATAGACTGTCAGGGTAAATGCGGTATTTAGTATCTCATAGGCCCGTACAGCCAGTTGTCCGTTTGATTCAATCCAGACAGCACACGCGGCCTGACGGGATGTCAGAACAAACGGGATAACAGGTTGTGTTGCATCAGGTATATTAACCAGTTGCTCAATATAATGTAGAGCACCATTCGATACTGACGAAAACGTCTGCTTTGAATACAGACAAACAGGTACTGACTGGGGGGTGATAAATGTTTCGCCGCTTTTCAACGATAATAACGCACCATATCTGTTAGCCATTATGCATTTTCCAGAAAAACAAAAACATAGCTCTCATTTGCCTGAGGCTGGTTCAGAGAGTTATCAGTTCCTGCGCCAATTACAATACTATTGCCTGAAACGGCTATTGTTCGGCGCCCCTCTACATACGCTATAGTTTTTGCCAGACCCAGCATATATCCGAGCCTCTTCCCTGCCGGCACGTTGAACGAATATGCACCTGACGTCTGGCCGGCACTCAGCTTTATCGTTCCAATGATTGATATTGGTTTAATACCAAAGTTTGCTGATGATCCGTCCTCATGCCAGCAATCAAAACCAAAATCAGACATTAGGCGCTACTCCGGTAATATGCCCCAGCTGTACCAGCAGTCGCCCGCTGGGCCCAGTAAATGACAGGTTGTTATCAGCCTTAGACAGACACCAACCGCCCTGATTTGCAATTTTATAGCCCGTAGACCAGAATGCGCCTGAGATTTTGCCGTTAGTAATCGCAGCATCCGCAATTTTCGCACTGGTGATACTGGCGTTCTGAATAAACGCAGAACTAATAAACACCTGACCATTAACAACAGCAAAGGGTGAATATTGCGTATCACCGCTGCCACTCATCAGGACGAATTGATTAGCGTTAAATCCGACGCGGGTGACTACCGGCTGGCCTGGCTGAGCCAGCGCTGCGATGCTCATTCCGGCGTTATATTCCTGCCCGTTAATACGCAAACCAACCTTCAGCGTATGAATCGCCGATGCGCCAGTGCTGTCTACCATGGCAGTCAATTTGTCCTGTAGCACAGCTGTTACCTGGGAATATTGCTGGCTGGTAGTCTGCCCGAGTATATCCACTTTTCCGTCAACTGAAGTGAGCATCGTGCCCTGCGCCTGCACCTGCGTGGACATTTCCGCCATCGCCTTATCCACACTGGCGACCGTCGTTTTAATTACCAGAATATCAGCGCGGACTTCACCATGCTGCGCAAACTGATGCTCAACTGTTCCGTGGTTGGCCAGCGCGTTCTGCAGAATGCCTTCAAGGTTGGTATCAATGTCGCCCGTCAGACGATCGCCATCGGCAGATGTCAGGAAGTCATCCGCGATATCACCCAGGTAATCATCAGCGTTCGCGTTGGATTCACCACGAACCCAGTCGGTCCAGCCTGATTCATTACCCGTTCTGTCAACCAACTGCGCGCGGTACCAGAACTCCTGTCCCGCCTTCAGTCCCAGTTGGGTGTATTCGGCAGACGGATAAGGCACATCCGACAGCAACAGAGGATTCGAGAAATCACTGTTCGCGGTGTACTGAATTTCCGTTTTCAGTGTGTCCCCGGTGTTAGCCGGGAATCCCCAGTTCAGACGAATCCCCCAGTTGATCGGCGTTGTCGCAAATCCGACAGGTTTCGGCGGGTTACCCACTTTCCCGGTCAGCGTTTTTTCTTCGGAGTAGCCCCAGCCAGAGGATATTTCAGAGGCATTAATGGCGCGCACACGAACAAGATAGCGTCCGGCATAAATACCAGGAACATCGAAGGAAGTGGTGGAGCTGCGCGGCACGTTTACCCAGTTACCGTCATTGCGGCGCCACTGTGCCTCGTAGGCGATAGCGTTCTGCGCCTGGTCCCAGCTCACGCGCATGGTTTCGACGCTGATATTCTGCTGCACCACTGAAAACGAGCTGATCACAATGTTAGCCGGCGGCGACTGGTTCCCCGGCGGGATCACACTTACTGGCCGCTGGTCAATGATGGCTCCGGTATCGATACGGGCATATTTATCCGGGTCGTGCCATGCGCCGGTAATCGAGAAGGTACCATCATTGTTATCGGAGACACTGACAACACGATACTGCTGGGCGTAGAGCTCGTCTGACTCAACCACCCATACAGCTTCGGCCTGTGGTGTCTCACTGTATGCCGTGGTGACTGTGACTGATTCCCCGTTAACCGCCTGAATAGTCCTGCTCTGTGACGCCCCGGATGGAAGATTGAGAATAAGGCGATCGCCTGCTGCAGCATCAGCTACGCGGTCAAGTTTAATCACGCGACCGTTAACAGCACTGATGCGGCCGCCCATAACTTTGCCGGACAGAAGCTCGTCTGACACGGCGATGATGTATCCCGGCTGCGGAATGTTTCCGTCCAGGCCAACATCAAACGAAACAACGCGATCCTTATTGTTGGTGAGAATACCCCAGCGCCCCTTTCGGTTCGCTTCTGACTGCCTGGTGCAGCCGATAGCTGTCATTTCCAGCTGATTGAAGCCGTATCGCGCCACCAGCGCCTGCTCAAATACCGGCTCCATCGCGTCGGCATAAGCGTTACCCGGGTCTGACCATGAAACCAGCGCTGTGGTGTAGCGGCTTTTCGTGGTGCTGCTCGAATAGGTGAATCGACCGCCAACAACGTTAGCGCGCGTGTAGCTGTAATCAACATCGCGCGGCATGTCAGCCAGGGCCACAATCTGATCCCCGCCCCAGTAGGTCATGCCACGGAAGATAGCAGCAAAATCGCGCAGGACTGTGTAGGCGTCGTTCCGGTCCTGAATGTACACGTTGCAGGTGTAACGTGGCTCGGTACCGTTGCCTCCTTTGCCGTCTGGTACCATCTGATCACAATACTGGGCAACCTGATAAAGCGTCCATTTATCAACATTCGCAGCGGTCAAACGGTGCCCAAGGCCAAACCGGTCAGAAACAACCAGATCGTAAAAAATCCACGCAGGGTTATCCGTCCATGCCCACTTAAACGCACCGGTCCATGTACCGCTATAAGTGCGGGTTTCAGGGTCGTAGGTATCAGGAACGCGGATAACACGGCCGCGGGGCTCGCAGGAGATCTGCGGGATAGAGCCGTTAAACTGGCTTGAATCGAATTCGATGTAGAGTAACGCTGTGTTTGGATATCGTAACTTGGCGTCAATAACCTCAGTGAAGCTCTGCAGCGTCATCGTGTCGCCGATCTTCGCGCTGTTGGCGTCAGAGGTAATCTTACGCAGGCGGATTGTCCAGGTGCTGCCAGCCTGCGGTAAATCAATACGGTGGCTGCGCTCATAACCAGACGTCGTTTTTCCGGTCACGCTGGTATTGAGTACCGTCTGCCATGTGCCGCCGTCCGTCTGCAGGTCAATCGCATAATTGACCGAGTAGCCGACCAGATCGCCGTCGTCCTCCTGTTTGAACAGTGATGGCCATTTCAGGCGCAGGCGAACTGCTGAAAGCTGCGTATTGGTAAACGTGCGCGTCCAGGCTGTAGCGCTTGATACCTCAGTTCCCACGCTGATTTCGTTTTCGGTACCGGGAATACCCTGAATATATTTTTGCGCCTGCGTTCCCGCGCGAAACTCCCACGTTACGCCGCTGAAGTTTTGGGAGCCGTCAGCATTCTCCAGGGCTGTTCCGTCCAGGTAGATATCTTTGCCGGTGAGCTGCCCTGCAAACTCCCCTTCACCAAGCGCAACGAGGATTTTTGCCTTCGCTACAGATTGCAGATCATCAGGCTGTTCGGTAGGGGTTCGTGAACTGGAGCTGCCGCCCTTGCGGCCCTTCAAAATTTTATCTGTAACCATATTGCGCCCATAAAAAAAGCCACCCGAAGGTGGCCAGAAAAAAAGGTTGGTTATCTACTGCTGATCTTCGACATAAATTCCGGCAGAAATAATCGCTCCGCCTATCCGCCTGCGGCCATAAAGGAGCGGTACCGGGTACCCTTGCGCCGCTGTATTTGTTACACCACCGAATGCGTAGGATGCGCGGTTATCTGCACTTTGTTTGCTGGCCAGACCTGCAGGTTGATGAGATAGCATCTGAACAACGCCACCAAGCATCATTGCTGCACCAAATTTATATAAAAATGGCGACGCTGCGGCCCAGGGGGTAAAACTAAGAACAACGCCTACAGCAACCAAAACTGCACCCAGTATTGTTTGCAATACTCCTGCCTTTTTGCTTCCGATTATAACTGGGACTATTCGGATAACCTCGCCAGTCACGGGAAAACCAAGATCATCCTTTCCAATATTCTTTTTACCTTTAAATATCGCAAATGTTAACCCTCGCCGTTGGCTACTAATCATATAACTTTCAAAACCAGGTATGGTTTTAGATAAAGCGGTACCAACTTCACAGATTTTGCTTATAAGCCTGTAATGCGTTCTTCCGAACACTTTACCAAGTGCGCCACCAAGTTCTATTTGAGACATGACCTCTTGCATGAATTCTCCTATCAAGCATAAACCTACCTCAAAGCAACTCAGCCAAAGCCAATTAAAAACCCACCGTATAGTGGGTTTCGAATGGGTGGTGATTCTTAAGGATTTAGGTTGTCAAGCATATTTTGCACTGAGTTAATGTCAGTATTATTTTTCGACGGAACTTGATTCACTTGCCCACCAGGCATTTGGCTTTCAATCCACATATCACTCCATACTTTCGGTGCGTTATTAACTGAAGCAATAGTAAATCTAATTTTCGCCATTGCTGTGGTCGAGTATGAATTCCCCACAAGCATTTGTGCTAATACACTATCAGCAGGTTTACCACAGATTACCAAAGAGTCGGTAGATTCAAATACTGACAGTCCTTTTTGATTGCAATAAGAAATTAATGCGTCTTTGACCTGTTCTTTTGTTTTCCCCGGATATTCTGCTTCAGGTTTACCAGATGCAGTGTGTTTTTTGATGGCCTCTTGATTTGCGCAACCGCTCAAAGTAAATAAAGCTAACAGAGATACTGCCATACCTTTAAACATTAATATTCCCTATGTTTATCATTAAATTCAAGAGTAATAAGCAGGCAGGAATTGCAAAAATCATTAACAACTCATCAACCTAGAAGAGTTTTAAAACGCAAGATTTTCATCGTTCTCTCCCGCCAATAACCTCCGTAGGGTACACGCTGACTTAGGTGCCCGTAAAGATGGTGTAGCAGCATATTGCCTTCCAGCAGGATCCCTGCATGGTTCCACTTATTAGCCTGGACCTGCATGATAACCATATCACCTGGCTGCGGTACGCCACTGAATTCACGGAATCCGCATTCATACCAGCAATCGTGGTAGAAGTTTTCGGGATAACTGTCTTCCCACCAGGGATAATCCACGCGGTAATCCGTCAGCTCAATGCCGTGCGTTTGCCGGAAATAGCTCATCACCAGCCCCCAACAATCGAAGTGACCGAGCACAAACGGGCGCTCCAGTAGCGGCAGCTCGCCCCGCGGCTGAATGGTACGTAAATCTCCCTCCGGCCAGCTTACGATGTGCCAGGGTAAAAGCGTTGCATCGCATTGCGCTTTATCCAGTTCGCTAGGTTGCGTTGTGGCGTCCGGGTGACTGTGAGCTATGGCGATCACAGTTCCCCAGTCCTCAGCAGTTGCATAGTCTTCGGGGCAAAGGACAAAATTGTCCTCCGGCGCCGCGGCAAGATTCCGGCACGGGAAATAACGTTCAACACGGCTTTTCTGCGCCACCACGCCGCAACACTCACGAGGATATTCAGCGGCAGCATGCTCCATAATCGCATCGATGGTTTTCTGACGCATATCAGCTCCTGATCAAAGACGTGCCCGGGAACCCACCATGCGAAAGCTCGTTATCTTCACCGAACCGAAGTTTGCAGGCCGTCAGCGTGCCGTTGCATTCATCCAGCGACGGATCGCTTACCGGGTTGTTGTTTTTGTCGAAATAGCGCGTGCCGGCATAGTCGCAGCCGTCGCCGGTACGATATTTATTCCGGATGCACCAGGTACACAGGGAATGAAGCTGTCGCGTCGGGATCATTTGCCCCTGCAGGTCCATCGGGCTGGACAGAACAAATTCAACGGTTTCACCGGCAAGCTCGCCCGTTTTCCCGTCGATATACCAGACCTGCAGCTTTTCCTGAGTCGGGTCTGCTGTGGGGTTGCCGTCTGCGAAATTTCTGGCATCGAGATATTTCTCTTTTGTGTCGTGAATAGTGACTTTCGCCTGCAGCAGATCGTCATACGCAAGACACAGGGCTGAAATGGAGCTTTCGATGTTCGCAACCGTCAGGGATGGCGTTGCATTGCTCCCACTGGTTGATTTCTCCAGACCTTCCAGTTGATATGGCCAGGCGGCATATTCATTTCCCTGCCACCAGATTGGTTTCGCCGGAAGCTTGGACTCATCCCCACCAGCGGCGATGATTTCCGCTTCTGTGTGGGGAATGCTGTAATTGTGAAAGCGGAGAACGTCCGTTAGCCCAAAGGAAGAACCGTCCACCTCAATCAGGCGAACGTCGTTTCCGGATTCAAGTTTCTGATAGTCTGCGTTTAAGCTCATGGTTTAAATGCCTGGATGAATGTTGCTTCAAGGTTGAATTTCCCCGCGCCCAGCCCTGTGGGTTTAAACGTTTCGCAACGATACAAACCCAAAGGCTCGAGCGGCGGCTTCCACTGGAAGGCTTTCGTTCCTTCATGCCTGTCGAGGAAAGACTTAATGGCAGAAATGTAGGTTTCGTTGCCAGTGAAGTTAAGCGTCCACTGCTGAGTTCTGGTGTTCAATCCATCCCCTGAAACCTGCTCATATCCATCACCAAACTGTGCTTTCCTGACGCGGAAATTTGTATCAGCCACCGCGTTAATTCGTGGGCACCAGGTGAAAGTTTCGATGGACATAGTTATCGGGTTCCTTTCATTGCGTTCCAGATGTCACCGCCGGGGCGGATATCACGCATTACATTCTGCTTATATCGCTGATCGACAAATTTCCCGACTTCGGCACCAAATTGCTCAAGGCCTGGTGAGGTTTGCGTTGAGGTGTTGCCGTTGCCATCGATAGTGATATAAACCTGTGGCGCCGACGATACGGACTGACCGCCGCCACCTCCGACCGCACGAACACCGAGAGAACCATCAGCGGCGCGCGTAAGCGGCATAATGGCTTCCGGACCAGCTTCGGCAAAAACCCCTGCACCTTTGGCAAAAGCAAACAGCTGAGGCGTCTGAAAAACGCCATTGCTGTAAGCGCTCAGGGACGGAGAGTCGTAAACATTACCCTTCGCATTAAAGGTAAAGTTCGCGCCAGCATTCTGAATAGCGGTACCGCTGCTGGCGGTAGCGGCTGACGAGGCACCAAAACTGAACAGTGAACCAATTGAGCTAACGCCATTAGCAACAGCCATGTTCACCAGAACGTTCTGGATAATCTTCAGTACGCTGACGCCCCAGTCCTTCCAGCTGTCAACGTTGCCATTGAGCATGTCGGTGATCGTGGTGACGGCGCCACCCATAGCCTGCTTCATGCCGTCAGCGGCCATGGAAGAATAATCAGTAGCTTCGTCCACCCAGTTCGCATAACCCTCATACAGTCCCGTCATCCAGTCGTCACGCTGCGCATCAGAAGCTGCGTAATATCCCTCCTGGTCGCGCAGGCGCTCATCGAGATAGCGCTTATTAAGTGCCAGTCCCTGCTGATAGAACGTCTCGTCGATTTCACCAGCCTGACGCTGGCGGAGAAGATCGGTATTCTTCTGCTCGAACTCCTTACGCAGATTGAACTGCTCCTGAAGTCTTTCACGGAACCTGGTACCCTGCCCGTAACCCAGCAGTTGCCCTTCATTAGCTGCTCGGGCGCTGGCGTTACTGTCGGCGAGGTTGGCTTCGTAATTTCGCAGTTGCTCACGCAATTTAACCTGGTCAATCAGCGCTGCATTCTGCAATACCGTCTTTTTCTGGGCTTCTGTCAGAGAAGCAAGCTCCCCCTGGCTGACCTGAAATTTAACCTTCGCCAGTTCAGTATTCTGACCCTGCAGGGCGATCTGCTCTTTTTGCTGCTTGATAAGGCGCTTATATACATCCTCTGTTTTCTCGCCTTCGGTTTTACCGCCCTTCGCCTTCGGTTTGTTGGCCTCAGTGTTCCGCCATTCCGCCAGGCCGTTATTAATCAACTCCTGACGGCCTGTCTGGAATTGAGGATCACTGGTTAACCCCAGGTCATCGGCTGCATAACTCAGACGCAGGCGCTCTTTGGCCTCACCCTTCAGGCGTGACAACTCCAGATCCCGGCGACTCTTTTCGAGAGCATCGGTTTGTTTTTTGTCGAGGTCGGCCTGAGGCAGTCTGAGTGGGACGTTAGCCAGCCCCTGACGTGCCATGAGAAGTTGGTTGCCTAAACCGAGAAGGCTATTAAACCTTTCATGCTGACCATTCATCATCAATTGCGACTGGTACAATGCATTCTGACGCCAGGCATGTTCCTTAATCAGATCGTTACGCTGCCTTTCAATGCCCTCAAGGGTTTGCTGGATATTGCGAGATTTTTCCCGCATATCATTTAATTTCCCTTCCTCAACCGCGAGCTGATCCGTAACTATCGCTATGGCTCTCAGGATATTTGCATCGTTTTCGCTGGTTATGCCGGGCTTTCCGCGAGATGCACTCAAATCGTCGATCTGGTTCTTCAGCTCACCAACCTTTTTGGCTTGCTCATCAACCAAACGATTTTGTTCAACGAGAGCCTCAACGGTTTGCCCACGATTTTCATCCGTCTCGGTCAGAGACATTTTTGAGGTTTTTTGCCTGATTTCATCAATCTGACCAGCATACTCCTGGGCGGAACGACGTGCCTGCTCCTGATTCTGATACATCGCATACCAGGCTCCTGCTCCCAGCATCACCAGACCCGGCACGCCGCCAATCAGGCCAAGCGCACCACTCATCAGGCGAGTGCCGACAGATGTTACGCTATTGAGATTGCTTTGAGTCGAAACACGATTTGAGATGTTACGGTTTAAAGCAGCCTGAGCGGCAGCCAGACGCCTTTCAGCGACAGCCTGAGCGTCGGCATTTTTAGCTGCTACCAGCCCTGCCTGCGCGCGTTCAAGTGCTGTTCTGGCTCGCACCTTTTCCGTAGCTGTACCACTGGCAAGAGCGGTAGTCAGTCTGGTATGGGCCGCAGTGACCTTTGCTTCAGCCGCCGCGACCTTTTCTTGCTGAGCCGCCTGAACATCTGCACTTCTTGAACTCTGTACTGCTTGCTGAGCCCGATAAACTTCAGCCCTGGAAGCCGCAACAGCAGACTGCGCCGCTTTATCCTGCGCGACTGCAAGGGCAACCTCTGATTTCGCAGCTGAAATTAGCGCACCTGTTGCACTCGTGGCACTGGTTACAACTCCGCTTAGGTAGCGTGCCAGTCCCACGCCAACAAGCGCCCCAGCGACTGTTGTAATTGTTGACATATTGTCAGCAACGTCACTAAGCGCGCCGCTCACTGCTGATGAAGTAAAAGAATCAAGCGTCTGGGCAACATTATCCAATCCGCCAGACAACGCATCAGTAGCACCGGTTGCCTGGTTTACACCGCCCACCCAGGCCATGAATGAGTTAGTTACTTTTTGAAGGGATCCAGAAACCGTTTGTGGCATGCTGGCAAATTCGCCCTGCAATGCTCCTAACTGGCTCATTAAAGCTGGGACAACCTTATCGATCGTAAGCTGTCCCTGGTCAGCCATGCTCTTGAGGTCTTTACGGGCTACACCCATTCCCGCAGCCAGAGCGCGGATTACCCGATCACCGGCTTCGTTAACGGCATTAAATTCTTCACCACGAAGAACGCCTTGTGCGAGCGCCTGGCTGAATTGAGTGATAACAGAACTCGCTTCCTGGGTGTTAGCCCCAGAAAGTTTGAGGCCGGTAGAGACAGCTTCTGTAATTTTCAGAACTTCGTCAGAGCTATAACCGTACTCGCGCATTGAGGCTGCTGCGCGGGAAAAAAGGTTTGCGTTATCTGAAAATGCCGTGCCGGTTCTTTGGCTGATTTCCATTAACTGACGCTGTGAAGCGGCAAAATCATCAGCAGAAGATGATGCCTGTTTAAGGCGAGCGTTTACGGAGTTCCACTCATCAGCAATCTGCACAATTTTACCCGTTGCAAAAGCTGCCGTAGCTGCGGCGGCAGCCCTTCCAGCAGATGCAAATCCGGCAGTCAAATCAGAGAGCGCCCTTTCGCTCTCTCTGGCAGCAGCAGCGGCCTGCCGACCACCATTCTGCATAGTGCGGTAATAATCCTGCCCCATTCGTGAGGCGCGGGAAATTTCCGTCTGGAATGATTGCGAGTTAGCGGAAATTTTAATAATCAATTCACGTAATGTTGCCATCACATTTCTCCAGGCGAAAAAAAACCCGCCGAGGCGGGTTATCATAATGGGATAATTAATTTCATTTGCATTCTTTGATTATTTCCAAAACTTCCTTTTCAGAAATTGGTACGAAGTCAGTTTCAGAACGTTGATAAGAGATTAAAGATTGACTATTGTTTTTTTTAATCTCTACCCTATGAAAATACTTCATGCGGGAGAACTGAATCGCACCAATATAAATCTCCAAACCTTCCCCATCAACTAAGTTATTGGTAACAAGTTTTTCTGGTATTAAAAAATCTAGTTTATCTAGTATACAACCACTTACGTCATCTGCACTTCTGCTTGATGAGAAAGAAAGTTTTTTATTATTCTTTATATCGTTCCTTGTATCACCAGTACAACCCGCAATCAGAAATATTATGAGTATTAAAATTTTCACCATAATCCCTCCAGTTAAAGAGGGATAATATTATGTATGTAGCAAAATGTCACTGAGTTGCAGCAGTTAGCGCCGCCTCAAGCCCTGCAAACGGGTCCTTCGGTTCTGATTGCTGATCGCCACCCCATCGCAGGATCGCATCGTCCAGCGGTACTTTTGCCCCCTGCGAGCCGTAGATAGCAGAGACGAGCTGGGCGGCCTGAATGTCGCCACGGATATCGCCAACCGGACTTTGCCTGTCGTACTCAATCCACATCAGAAGCTCGCTTGCCGTCATATTCTGCCGAAGCTCTGAGAGCGTGCGCCCCATCCGGAGCGCAAGCGACATCAGAAACTTTACGCCGGGGGTTGCGACTTTTCCCGCGCTTCGTCCGCGCTGTTGATCAGATCAAGCGCCTGTTTGAGAAGGCGTGAGTGAACGGGCCCGTAAATTTCACGTACCTGCTCTTCTTCATCGACACTGAATACCGGTTGCTTGTTGGTATCGCAAAGGACATCAATGAACAGCACCACGTCAGCACAAAGATTACGGTGTGCTTTTTCTGATACAGATACCTCGCCTTCTTCATCAGCACCAGATTTTGCAATTTCCTGCCAACGTAACCACCCTTCGCCAGAAGGTTCCCGCAGAACAACCTTCACACCGCCCCATTCAGGGACCGTAATGATTTTATGACGAAAGCCTGACATTTTAGCCAGCGCCAGTTCTTTAAGACTTTTAGCCATTTTTTATCCCTGATTAAAGAAGATGAATTACGCTACCGTTACGACGCAGGTTGCTGAGGTGACTTTCCCGGCAGGTGTGGAGGCATCGGTAACTTCACAAACGTAATCACCGGCATCACCTGCAGCAGCGTTTGCCTTGTTGAACGTTGCTGTCGTCTGTCCACTCACCGCGCTGCCGCCTTTCTTCCAGATATAGGAATAAGGTGCTGTTCCCCCGGCAGCTACCACCGTCAGTGATAAAGCCGAACCAGAGGTAACTGACTTGGTGTCAGGCAGGTCGGTGGTCAGACGCAGCGCGTTATCAATTTTCGTCGGCTTACCTTTCAGACGTAGCGAAAACGTTGCGGCCACAACGCTGTTTGTCCCGGAAGACCAGGTGTGCTGACGGACTTCAGACAGGAACTGGAAGCCAATACCAGACGGGAAGACAATCCGAAAACCATACGTGGTGTCGTTATCGTAAGCTTCGCGCAGCGCATCCTGTGCCGGGTTAACATAGAAGTTACCGGACATAGAGATTTCTGACTGAGCGCCAAGGCCGTTAATGTTTTCCTGCTCGGTTGAACACAGCGTGGTGACATCAATGTCCTGCTTCTGGCCGCCAGTAAACTGGACCTCTTTGATAGTACAGTGCAAATCCAGCCAGATTGCGGCGCCAATCGTGTCCAGTGTCGCTGGCGCAGAGGTGATCTGAATTTTCGTACCCTGCGATTTTTCATACAGTGAGGACATATTTGTCTCCTGAAAATAGAAAACCCGCCGTAGCGGGTCTGTGAGTTAATGGATTTGTCAGACAGTGACCTGAAATTCCAGCGTCGCCCGGTAATACCGGTTCTCTGGTTCATAACCAGGGGTTTTGCTTATATTGGTGGGATTGAGTGGCTTAACCACCTGAAGCGCCATATCACGAAGATTCCGCGCCTCTTTGAGAGTCAGTGAGTAAACATCCACCTGGACCGATATCCCTGATTCAGCCTGACCGCAAAGAACGTCTGCGGCCACGTCCGTAATAATCGAGAAAATTACCCAGGGCGGCGAGACTGAAGGCTTCCCGTCACTGCCGAGCGGCGCAACGTAGGGATAAACCTGCCCTCCGGCCAGCGGCCTCAGCAAAAGATAAAGGTCATCTTCCGTCATTTACTCAGCACCTCGTCAATGGCCTGGTTCATGCGTTTCATAGCAACCTGCGCCGCCAGTTCTTCGCGGGTATCAAACGCAGGACGGACAAAAGGATGTGGGGGCATATTCACTGTGCCCATTTCGACAAATCGCCAGTAAAACGCGTTACGTCGATCGGAGGCTTTCATTGAATTATCGCTGTTACCCGTTCGCATGTTTCGACCACGAATATGAACACCGGATGAAATATCACCGCGTTTACGTGATCGCTGCGTCAGCACCACAACGTTTTTCTTCAGCTTGCCGGTTCGTTCAGGCGCTCTTGCTATCACCTCGTCTTTCAGAACCTCAGCACCAGCTCGCGTGGCATCACGCAGGACTTTGTTGTTTTCGGCACGGCTCAGTAACTCCAGATCGCGGGAAATCGCTTCAAGACCAGAAAAATCCAGACTGATATCAATCATTTTTCCGCTCCATTTTTACAGAGTATTTCCAGCCTGGTGGCTTTACTGTCGGGTATGGGGGGGCTGATGATATTCAGTACCGCGCCTTTAAATGGCCCTGTGAGCACCTTTAATCTTGACGCAGCAGTCACATCACGCCGGAAACGGACCCACACCCGAATTGTTGCCTGTGCCGTTTCTGCTCCTGATTGCAACTGCTCACGACCACTGATGCCCAGCACTTCCGCCCATATGGTCTTTCCCTCCTGCCACTCTTCAACCGGCTGGCCTGTCGTATCGCGAAAAGAAGTAAAGTTCAGGATAGTAACGCGATGGCGTAATCGACCTGCCTGCATATACCCCCCTTATGTTCCCGGGTGCTTCCGGTGCGGCCCCAGGAGAGCCTGAACACCAAACGGCAATGTGCTTGTAATATTGCCAATATTTACCGGCTCTCTGTTCTCGTACCAGTGGCTGACAAGAAGCATTAACGCTAGCTTGATATCGTCGCTGATGATGATGCCATCAGGGTCACTGTCCGGGATGCTCGTATCGTATAGAGCCCTGTTTACAATTTTCTCAGCATGGGACTTTGCTGCACTGAGATATATCGCCAGTGTCTGATCTTCAGAAACATCATCGCTGTCTATCCGGCATTGCTGCCGTAATTCGGCAATAGACGGTTTCATTTGGTCTTCCCACGTTTTGTTTTCGGTGGTTCTGGCTCTGGCTCTGGCTCTGGCTCTGGCTCTGGCTCTGGCTCTGGCTCTGGCTCTGGCTCTGGCTCTGCAGGGACATGAACACCGCCACTACCAAATTTGATAATGCCAAGTTCGGCAGCAATTTCCTCAGCGCGGGCAGGTAGCTCACCGTCCGAATACACCCCAGCGGGAATGGATTCGACAATACAACCATCTGGGGACCACTTAAGTTCACGCAATAATTCAGGCATAAATCACCTCGAAAAATCGGGGCCGAAGCCCCAGAGAATTAAGCGCCAGTGCCGATCTGCAGCAGTTTAATGGCCTGAGAATCCACCAGCATCCCCCCGGTTCGTTTGGTGGTGTAGAAACCAACAAATGGTTTTTTGGTGTAGGGGTCACGAAGAATACGGGTGCCGATGCGGTCAACAATGGTGTAACCACGCTTGAAATTGCCAAATGCTATTGCTTTAGCATCAGCAGCGATATCCGGCATCTGTTCGTTCTCTGCCACACCGTACCCGGCCAGAGAGGAAGGCTGACCCAGTTCCAGACCAGGACGCCACAGGTAGTTGCCTTCTGAATCTTTCAGGATTCGGATAGCAAACAGACTGTTGTTGTTCATCATGAACTTAGCGCCATTACGATGCACTTTACGCAGCGTGTAGACCAGTTTGATGATCGCATCAGCCGTTACGCCTGCCGCAGCGCCAGAGAGAATGTGCTGGAGAGTACCAAATGCACGAGTCTTGTCCGGATCAAGCTTGGAAGCGTATGCCAGAAAACCTTTCGGCTTCTTCGTCCCGTTACCGCTGGTAAAGGCGATTTCTTCCTGCTCTGCAAACTCAATTGCCAGTTCGCTGTTGATCCAGTCTTCGACATTGAAAAAGGCATCATCCAGCATGGTTTGAGTCGCCTGCGGGTTACCGTAAATTTCCCCCATGAACGGCTCAATCTGACCGAGTTTAGATGCATCGGTTTCCGGGCGGGCATCAGTTTCACCAACCCAGCCGGAAGCCGTACCGCCGAGATTAACCAGTTTTTTATAGTTAGCGCCGCCGACTGTGATGGTTGTCGCCTCCTGGCGCATCACCACTTCATCTTTCAGAAGATTAAGGATCGTTCGATCCAGTTCTTCCGGCACGGCATAGCCACCATCTTCACCCACACCGACCTGCAGAGCTTTGCGTTCAAGTTCGCGCAGCCCGTCATCTTTACCCTTACGCATAAAGCCAATGAAAGCGGTTTTATGTTCGCTTGCGGCTTTGCTCTGAGGACCACCGGCTGGACGTTTAACCTGCTTCAGTTCCTCTTCCAGCGCAGATTTAAGCTCATCCAGTTCAGACAACTTGCCGTTTAAGGTTTCAACCTCCCCCGCTAACTTGCCCTTTTCCTGTTCAACTGCTTCCAGGCGCTTATCGTTCTTTTCTTTGAACGCATCAAACTTCGCCTGCAGTTCCTGCGCGACCTGCTCTACGTCTTTAACGTCAACTGACATAATTAACTCCTGATTAAAATTTGATGTTTTTAAGTGCATCCAGTGCGGTACTCACTTCATCAACATCACACTGTGAAAGTGAGCTATAACCCCCGGCCATGAATGCTTTAGCCTGGGTGCGTGAGAGCCCAACATCGCGCAGGACTCGTTCAATACTTTTTTGAGAAGGGATTTCTCCGCGGGAAAATGCGCTTTTGACATCACTTACACGCGCTTCATCGTTCGACGGAAACGTGACGAGACTGACTTCCCACAGGTCGATCTCTTTGAGAAGGAACACGCCCTTAACACGGTCGTATTCCCAGTCTTTCAGCATGTAACCAATAGAAAGGCCGGTTAAAGAACCGGCCTTCATGTGGGCGTGTGCGCGTTTCGAAAGGGGATCGTCATCAATGAGTAACCGGCCTTTAACATAAAGGCCAACCTCATCCTCTTTCATCTCGGTGTAAATACCGATGGGTTCATCCATACGGTGCTGCCAGAGTAATGCAGGGAGAGCATTCTTTTCTTTCCATGCCTGAAGGGAGGCCGAAAAAGCGCCTGGCACAACAATATCATCGTAGCTGTCCTTTACGCCAAAAACAGAGCCATAGCCTTCAAACTCCCCGCTGTCGCTGACAGACTTTAGCTGTAGCGGAATATCCAGCCGCTGTTTAGTCATTGGCATTATGTTGTTCCTCGGTTGTTTTGTTCTTGCTGCTGTCTGACGGTTTCGTCGTCATGTTCATTGGCGTAAGGTAAATATCTCCGCCTGCGCGTGGGTTAAGTTCTTCAAGTTCCCGGCAGTCATTTGGTGAGTAAATACCCCAGTTAATGCCTGTTGAATACGCCTCAAATCGCGACTTCATATCCCCGCGCAGCAATGCGCCGGCATTGAATTTTGCGTAGTACACACCCTGCTTTGATTCCTTCACCAGCCCGATGTTGATTCGCTGCTCAATGCGGGTCATATACGGAACGAGTGAATAATTGATAAACCCCATGCCGAGGTTTTCAATATTGTTAAACGTAGAGCGGTCAGTGTTCTGCACCATGTGCATCGGCACCCGGAACAGGCGGCATATTTCCTCCAGCTGAAATTTTCTGGTCTCAAGGAACTGACTGTCTTCCGCATTGAGCGCCATCGACTTCCAGTCCAGTCCCATTTCGAGAATCATTGGTCGGTGCGCGTTGCTCAGCCCGAGGTGACGATCCTCAAAATCTTTTTTCAGCCTTGCGTAAGCAGCATCAGTGAGAGTTTGTTCAGTACGGAGTACGCCGGAGGTAACCGCGCCATTTGAGAACAACCGAGCCCCATGTTCCTCTGTTGCCATTCCCAGAGATATTGCTTCTCTTGCATAGGCTATAGGGTTGAGCCCCACCAGTCCGTCAAAGGTAAGCGTTCTGACATGCCAGATATCATCCTGCCCAAGCACATCTGTTGAACCATCGGGGAATGTTACCTGGTAAACCGGCTGCCATTGGCTGTTAAGCTTTGGTTCAACACACCCGGGGTCAATAGGAAGCAGCTCTACCACCTCGCCAAGCGCTTTAACTTTGTAGGCGTAAAAATTACCGCGAAGACAAAGACAGACAATGACCAGCTCCCAGAACTCCTGGGGGGTCATGTAATCATTTGGCTTCATCGTCAGTAATTTATGCAGCCTTTCAGAAGTCGCTTTTTGTTTACTATTTCCGGTTATCTTATACAAGTTACAGGGCAGCATACCCATCGACTCAGCAAGAACCCTGATACAACCGAAAACAGCTGTAAGCCGCATGGCTTTCTGGCTGCTTACCCTTTTCCCTGTATAGGTGTCGTAAGTCATTCCCACTGCTTCAGCGAGTTCTGCCGGAGTAGTGACAGGGGCGTCACTTTTTTTGAACATTCCGGGGAAAAACATCAGTCAGTCCCTCCTCGCAATGTTTTCCCGGCCAGCGAAAGCGTGCGGGAAACCAGCCATGACCAGATAAGGCAAAGCATACCGGCACTGATTAAGCCTCCTGGCGGATAAATCATCCATACACCAAACGAAAGCAAAATAGCGCCCATCACCCCGATCAGCGGGGCGAGAATCATCAGGATCATAACTGCCTCTTTATAATGAACGGACGCCGTAACTTTCCAGATGGTCAGAGAGGCTGTCCTGTTGTTCGCCGCCGTTTACAAGCATGCGGCTCATTGCGGTAAACAAGGCGGCAGGCCCGTCTATTTTCGCTTCTGGCGTGGATTTGTTCGGAAAGATATTGTCGTTTTTGTCAGGCTTGACGGTGACGTTAGACATCATCCAGTTCATAACCGGATGATTGCTGTGATGAAAACGCCCGCCATAAACCAGAGACTCCACCTCTTTCATTGACTCAGAAAAGTTTCTGACCGTCTGCGGAACCTCCACCAGCGGCACACCTTCTTCTGCCAGAGCCAGGCTAAACTGCGTTGCGCTCCACGGGTCGAATCCGGTTTCCTTCAGGTTTTCGCCACTAATCCATTCCAGAAAATCAGCTTTAATCTGCGCATGATCGATAACATCACCATCGGTCAGTTCCAGCTTCCCAAGCTCAGCCCATTTGCGATACATCTGCGCCATTTGAGCGGAACATTTTTCCAGCCGCCCTTCGGGTAACCAGAATTTAAAGTCTGCATGCGCGTGACCGTTGTCTGCCCGCCAGAGTTTTACTGCTGCGCAAATATCAATCTTGTGGGCCAGATCCACGCCAGCCCACATCGGGTAGGTTTTCAGCTCATGACGGGGGGCTATAAACTCACATTTTTCCCACTTGATCATGTCCATCCAGGCTGACTCAGCGGTCACCCAGATATTCATGTGTTTGGTGAAAAAGTTAACCCTGGCGGAAACTTGTTCTTTGGCCTTCTTAGCCAGACGGCGAAGGTCATCCCAGCGCTTACAGATTCCGAGTCCGGGGTTAGCCTTTTGCCACACCGTTTCATCAAACGGATCATCATCTTTATCCAGGGTGAAGATGATGGCGAAAAAGGTGTCATCCTTCACCGCGCCTTCCACTTCGCTGTTATAGCCACGCAGCACCTTAATGGCATAATCGCGCAGCTCGTAACAAATCCCTTCTTTGTTAAACCCGGCTGTCGTTATGCCAAACAGAAGAGACTGCAATCGTGCGCCGGTTGCAGTCTCCAGAACGTCCCAGACATCACGGGTTTTATGCGCATGAAGTTCGTCGACGATGCCACAATGGATGTTGAGACCATCAAGATTGTTGGCATCAGAAGATAGCGGTTCAAACTTGGATGCTGTCTGCTCCTGGTAGATCGCCAGTTTGTTGAATTCAAACAGTCGCCCAAGTGTGGGTTTCGCTTTTTTAACCATGTTTTTCGCATCTTCAAAAACGATGCGAGCCTGATCCCGCGTTGTCGCTGCGGAATAAACCTCTGCCCCGCCCTCACCATCGGCGCCAGCCATATAGAGACCAACGCCAGAGGATAATGTCGATTTGGCGTTTTTACGGGCTACCTCGTTATATGCCGTGCGAAACCTGCGGACCATCACAGGACGGCCACTGCCATCATTACGCAGCACGACTTCGCCTGTTTCTTCATTTACCAGTGGGATAACAAAACCGAAAATGTTGATCAGAATGAAAATATGCCAGTCCATCAGCTCAATCGGCTGGCCTGCCAGTGCTCCTTTTACATGAGGCACGAATTTATAGAAATTGAGGATGTGCTGTGCGCGGGGCTCGCTGAAATAGATACCACGTTCCTCACCGTATTTCAGATCATCAAGAAAACGCTGGCAGGCGAGGCGGACAAATTCACAAGTGATAACTTCACCGGCAACGACGCGTTCGGCGTAACGTATCCCATCGGCAACTTTAGCCATTAGTCCCTCGCTTTCATAAATTCAGTAATAAGATCAACTTCGCCCGGAGTTTTTGTACTTACCTTAGATCGACTGGCAGGCGTCATTCCGAACTCACCAAGCATGGCTCGCAGCCTCTTCCAGGCGTCGGCTTTCATAATTGCTGCCGGGTGTGCCTTTATCATGACGTCACCAGTCTGCGTTTCAGTTCGGTACGTATATCCCTCAATCTCCAGCGTGTCGCAGTGATGTCTGTATTCGGTATACGCTTCCACAAGCAGCTCAAGGGCTCGCCCATCAAGCTGAGATATGACGCCAATGGCATCAAGTTCTTCGGCCATCCGCTTAAACCAGTACTTCCCCTGCTTGTCGAAATGCTTGGGAACTGGGGGGACCCCTTTAGGTGGCTGCGGCTCGTTTTTGTTGATTGGTCGTTTGGAAGGGTTACCCCTCACCAAACGCAGATGGGTAGGGGTTTTCGGCGGTCCTGACATAATCGAAAACTCCTATTAATCATCGGCTGGGGGACCCCAAAAAAAGTTTTCTAACCTGCGGCGATGTGAAGAAAGGCTAGGCGGCGGTCCTTTGGGCGCCCGGTTACAGGGATTTGACCTCCCCCTCCCCTCCACATCCGTTGATGGTAATCATTATCATTTGAAGCGTTCACGCCCTGTTTTCGAGCGGTGGCAAGGCCAGCACAGGCTTTCAAGGTTCGAATCATCATCGGTACCCCCATGAGCCTTAGCCTTGATATGGTCAACGGTTGTGGCCGCGACAGCGCGTCCAGTACGCAGGCAGTTCTGACACAGATGGTTGTCACGCTTCAGGATACGGGCTCGTTTGATATCCCACTTACTACCGTAGCCACGCTCATGGCGGCTCTTACCCTGCTGATGCTGTTGCCAGCCCTCATTTCGATGCTGCTCACAGTAGCCTGAACGGTCAGTAGTCGTACCGGGACAACCTCTCTTGCGACATGCGCGAGGGATTAACGCTGGCATGGTTCAATCCTCACGGAACCGTAAAGCGTATGCCGCTTCACTTCACCGTTCTCTGTCGTCATATAACCACGCTCATCAGGAACGGCTGCGATTACTTCGCCCTTCTCATCGTCAGCAGTGAAGACATGCTTAACCTCAATACCATCGAGAAAAACAGCGTATCGCTCTACAACGAGATTAATCTTCCTGCCGGGATCGTCATCTAATACAGTGAGACGCATATGACCTCCACAGGCTTCCTTAAGTGAATGAGATGCCAAAACTAACCAGCACGGCTTTCTTTTCCTCTATACGCCGATCAAGTTCATCCACTGCATGCGGGCGTATGGCATCAAGAAAGGCATTATCCTGATAGGTCGACTGGATTGTCACCCCAAGTCCGGCACCGCTTTCCAGTATGCCTTTCTGTCGCTGTAGCTCTTTCATCTCGTTATAGATGTAATGCGCGTCACTTAGGTTCTCTACGTTCACGACCTGGCTCCTTCATGCAGTTAGCCTGCACTGATTTGTTGTGCGCCAATATGTCCCGCTTCGTCTGTTTATCCAGCACGGCAATATCGTGCTCAGTGAGGTAGATGATGCTCACCCAGTCACAGGCCGTGTCCGTTACTTCAGGTTTTGCGGATAAATTTTGCGCGCAACTCACGGTCAACATCGTCATCAGGAAGATGGTTAACAGTCTGCTGTACATCCCTGGCTCCTTTTGTTGTTTCTACCCGGCGTTCTGAAACGGCTTCAGTGGCTGCTGCACGTTCTTCAGTGCGTTGCTGGTCCGCTTTTGTTTCTGCGATACTGGTACCGCGAGATTTACCCAGACCAAAGGCACCTGCAATTGCTGCCAGCGCGGCAACAATCAGGCCGATAATCATTTCAAGTCCCATAATGACCTCACATCAGTGCGGCTTTAGCTTTGGCGTAACGTTCACGGCGGTCTTTAATGCCGTTCTGACCGCCGTTAATAATCTGCGTGACGCGTTCCACATCCCCCGAATAGAGGAGACAGCCGCGTAACGTGAAGTACCATGCCGCTGAACGTGCCGCGTGTCGCTCTTGCGTCAATAGTTCCGGAGTACTGACAAGGTCAAGCTTCAGCGCTGTACCGCATTTGGTGTAGTTCTCACGACCAGTGATTTGCAGCAGGCCACGACCGCGATATTTCCAGCCATCACCCTGGCTGTTATTCCCCATGCGGTCACCATAAACCAGATTGGCTATTTGCGGCTGGTGGGCCACCTGCTTACCATCGACACGCCCCAGCATTTCGCACTGGTACGGCGTCAGGCGCTTACCAAAGGTTTTCTTCAGCCCTTCAACCGAATAGTTAAAACTCTCTGCCAGCGAGGTAAAGCCAGCAGACTCATGCCCGACTTGTGCAATGAACATGGCCTGATCATTAACTGCTGTAATGCCAAACTCTTTCATTGCCGCATCAATGTGCGGAAACCAGCGTGCAGAAAGCCCGGCGCTTATACCAGCCGCCTGCTGAAATTGTGATTGGTTCATTATTGCCTCAGATGATCTACCAGGCGTGCCACGTTGCCTCTGACAGCGACCAACACGGACAGGAAAATTATGTTGGCCCCGATAGTGGCCCACGATGAATAAGGGTAGATGCCGCACAGATATGCCAGCGGAACTGCGCTGTAGATGACCGTAAGCAGCCACGCTAAGCGAGATATCCACGGTCGATGGCGAGAATCCCCGCGACGGTAAAACATCAGAGTCAGCACTACCCCAGCGCAAAGCAGCGCGTTGATTGTTGCCGATGGGTCATTTAGTACCACCTGAACCTCCCCGGCGCGTTATCAGCGCCACCAGCGATCCGACATCCTGGTTGTTCAGGAACGTCAGGATTTTGACAGCTAAAGCCGAAACGATTACGGCACCGATGGCATCCAGAGGCTTATCACTGTAACCAGTCCAGTCAGCCAGCTTTGAACCCACCAGCCCTGAGCAGATGATCCCGGCGATGTAGGACACGACAAAATACGCCAGCCGACGCGTTGCACTAAGGTCCGCAGCTGTTGCAATGTAAAATACAGCTCCGGCAAATGCGCCAAACACCACGCCGTAATCGGTTCCGGACAGAAATCCATAGACGCTAGCTCCCGTCAGGACACCACCAGCCAGCCCAGTACCGGAAATCGGATCGGACATTAAGCCCCCTCTTATTGCTGTGAGTCCTCTCAGAACGAGGGGAAAATAAAAATGGCCACCAATTGGCAGCCCTCAAAATGCAAAAACCCGCACGATGGCGGGTTTCTTTTTGTTCTGTTGCTCAGTTCGCTTTAACGTCCCGAGCCTACCACAATTTAAGCACTTTCTTGCTCACTCTGCAACTTAAATCTGTCGCTATTTGTGCCGAATGCGTCACAAACTGGAGCGTACAGGATCGATTCTGCCAGACTTAGCCAAGTGTCAATGCGTCGACGACAGGTGATCAGGGGCCAGTCAGGATGTTTAGCCTGAAGTTCATTGGCCATCTGCAGCTTGCTCTTGCGTAGGCGATGACGGTCGACAATCACGCTATAGAGCGATCGGTAGTCATCATTCATCAGTACAGAAGCAATGACTCTGTCAACTAACAACCATTCTTCGTCTGAACAGAACGCCAGACCGCTTTTATTTTTGCTGTTGAGGATTTCACGCAGGTACGCTTCAAGTTCAGGCTTGGTGATTCCTGATTTCTTCATTCTGCGCAGAGCATCATTGATAGCTGTCTTGGTGATTTTCCCGGATGCCAGAAGCTGGTTAAACATGTTCCCACCACTACCGCCGCCGATATAAGACCAGCGGCCCCACATGCGCAACTTACCCTGTATCCAGATGCTTTCCAGAGTACGAAGACGAACCATTTCACCAGATTTACCAACTTCAGAAGGATTAATCATTTAGCGTTCTCCACTTACGCCAGTACGCCAATTGCCAGCGCACGATCTATAACCCGAAACACCAGGACCAGTTGGTCACCGTATTTCGCTTCAAATGCCACAGGATCAGCATGCAACTCGTCGTGATGCTCTCTGCACAGAGGAATCACAAACAGGTCGTGTGCTTTTGTACCCATTCCACCCTGCCCGTGGCCAATCAGGTGGTGGGGGTCGTCAGCTTGCTTGTTACAGCAGACGCACGGCTGGGCCTTAACCCATCTAGTGTATTTCTCATTCACCCAGCGGCGACGCTTGGGTTTAAGCATGAAGGATTCCGGCGTTTCCGGGTCTACCTTCATCGCCACTATCTTTTTCGCTTTCTCCTGTACCAGTTGTTGAGCGGGTAATGTCGGAACAATATGGCTTTCACGCGTTACCGAGTGGTGAGTATCTTCCTTCAGACGAAGAGCTTTATGGGCTACGGCTTCAGGTATCTCATCAGCCAGGTCGTTCCTGACCATCCACCAGCAAAACTCAGGCAGCGTAAGAACGTGGTCTTCACTGAAGCCTAATTGACCGTTTACGACCTTCAGAAGCCAGGATACCAGGTTTTGACGGGCAATACCCGCCAGACCTTCAGTGAACTGCTCACGAATTTTTAAGTCACAGCCCCAGCACGTGCGGATTGAGCCAGGTGCATGCCGGGTGATGGTGTAGTTGCGATCGTGCCACTCGCTGTGTGGATACTGACATTCCAGTTTTCTTTCGAGCCAGGCATCCAGTGAATTCAGACCACCAGCACGATGTATGACCTTCTTATTTTCGAAGACATCACGCATCAACGGATCGCTCTGAAGCTCCTGAGCAGTCTCCGGCAGCAGACCAGAGGGTAACTCAGCCATTGACTCTGCCTGTGGCTCGATAAGAACACGCCCACGTCTGAACAGATGCATCAGTTCACTGCCTGGGCGAAATATCACTACCCCCGTCATCGGTGCAACTTCAGGTGTAAGTAGAGCTCTCACTGTTACCTCAGGCTACGATGTCGATAATTTTTAGTAGTTCGCAAAACTTAGATTCGAAGAAATGTGGCTGTGTTTCTCTTGGGTTAGCTGGACTGGTGATGTTCTTCCCGTACATGCAACCTTTCGCAGTTAGCGACCAGAACTTTTTAACGCCGTTGACACCGGTGCGACTGTACCGCTCTTTTTGCTCAACAATGCCAAGCCTGGACATCATGTGATAAACCTGATTCGCTGTGATGCGGATATTTTTTGCTTTGAGGAGAGCACTTAGTGACTGTGTCGGGCGACTGGAACCGTCCAGGGCTCCTGCAGGAGCATCAATAGCATAATGCGGCATTAGATCAGGTAAACCTGCGACCTGCTGGAGCTTTTGATAAGCGCCAAGTTTGGATGAGTTAGAAAGATTGAGCAATTTTGCAGCAGATTCAAGCAAGATTACCCCAGCCTGAACACGATCGGATGCACCTGCAGATTTCCCTGATGTTTGAATGGCATCAAACGTCCTGATCACTTTCAGATTGAATGCTGCGCTAATCCACATTGCGTATGAGTAAACTAATTCACGGCAAACATATGTACCCTGCAATTTTCCGCCTCTAATAACACTTACTGGCTCAGGTACATCCGAGTTGCAAATTTGCAACTCGGTTATTAATTGCTCCGTTTGTTCATTTCGAAGCCAGAAAGCTGGCTTATGTTTATCAAGTCCACCCGCTGCTCGGTGAAGATCATTGAGGCTATAACGACCAACAACGTCACGACTTACGGATACACCATCAATTACCATCAACTGATTCATAACCTTCTCCACTTATTGAAATGCGAAGCGGACTGCACCCCACTACGCCGGTTTTCGTATTTTACAGACTTCGAAATGTGCTTGCATTGTCACCTGTATGTTTGAACAGTTATTTATAGTGATTAATATTGATTTCTACTCTTCCGGGCTTTGCTACCGGTCCCCATTCGATTGCCATCCGTTTAACCTGACTGTCGTCTTCCCAGACTCTGGCATTCGTCAGTGCGTCGAACAGCGCTTTGTTGTAGTTGTCCAAATCCCGCCGTCTGTTATCTGGCGGGAAAAGAACTATGTTTACCTCAACGTTGACGTTAACTGGTTTAGGTATACCGCCGTACTGCTCAACAACAGATGCGTAAACGTTCTTCTTGAACTTCCTACCCATCTCACTGATCAGATGCTTACCCTTTAACGCTCCACGGTCAGGTGACCGGTAATAGGTGTTAACTGTTGGCGGGAATGGCAGCGTTAATTTCATTGCTGAACACCCCTCGCTTCCAGCCATGACAAGGCGCGTTCTCTTGAATCACTCTCACCGTTAATGAGTGACTTGATGATCGATATCGCGTCTGCCTCATCGTTTGCTGAAATAACGGTAATCCCCCTGGGAACTCCAGGCGCAACTGAGATATACCCCTTCTTCGCTATGGCCTTCACATGCTCCGCTGCCGCGTTCGGTGATGAGCAACCAATCAGCCCTGCCAGTTCACATATCGTTGGAGGGAATCCGAACCGGCGCTGATAGTTAACGATCGAACCAAGTACTTCACTTTGTCTCACGGTAAGTTTGTTCACTTCAGCGCTCCTTAATCCGCTTGTTCAGAATCCCGACTTCGAGATACAAATGAGATGGCGTAAAGCCAAGCTGCTTAACCATCCCCATAGCACCGTTAAAAATCGGCCTGGCTATTTCGTCACAATTCATACCAGGGTTAGCCTTGCGTTTAGCGGTTATTTCCTCGTTACATCTTCTGGCGATATTACGAAGCGCATTACGTGCTTCAACGTCCTGCATAATCCACCTCCAGCAGCGGAGCAGGTTTACCAACGTAACCATGAGACATGATTACATCAGGGTTTTCTGCCTGATTTCCCCAGTGATGCCAGCCGGGGGCCGCGCAACGGCTGAACAACTCAATGCGTGACACATCGCCGTAAAGCTTCTCCAGACGGTAACGCGCTTCTGCTGGCTTCTGGCTGTGCTCGCCAAGTGGGCTGTAGATAACCTGTTTTACGCTGGCGTTCTGACGCTCAAGACCTTTCCCTCTGGTGGCAATTAGAAGATCCTCGGTATTGGCGCGAGTATAGTTACCACCGTTCATTCGGGTCTGAGCGTTCAACAGGTCGAGGAAGTCGTAAAAATCCTCTACTCCACCAGCCTAAAGCGCTTTATTGATGTGCTGCTCAGCCAGTGAGTTAAACTTCACCCAGGTGAATCCCTTCATGGTCCGAACCTTAAAACCCCATGCCTCAGCAAGTTCGATCGCCTCACGGGTATGTGTACCGGTGAACCACATGGCCAGAACGGAATCTTCCGCAGCAATCTCCCAGACAGGCAGGCGTTTTATGTCGATGAGCTTCATCGTGCCGTAATGGTTTTCCGCTGCACCATTGCTGATGGTGTTTCCGTATTCCCACGGCGGATCAGCGTAAATCAGTGAATAGCCCATTAACGACCTCCCGAAAATCGGCCAGCCAGATAGCATCCGTCTTCGGAAATAACAGCTGGTTTAGCCAGGCCAAGGCAGCGCTGACGTTCTGCCAGTATTGCTGCTCGCTCTGATTCAATGGCTGATGCGCTGAAAGCCTCCATGTAAATCGTCGCAGCACGGTGAAAGAGACCTTTCGACTCCAGACCTTTCGCCGTTTCCATCAGGGCGCCGACTTCAGCAGTTGGTTCAAACACCTCGAAGTGGCAATCTGCTGGCGGTTCCGCGTAGTAACGGAATTGTCGCCCGTCGCGTTTACGCGTTGCCAGCCCAGAACCATGCAGGCGGCAAACAGTGAGTTGAAGCTGGTCCTGGCTGTATTGGGTCAGACCTTCGATGATGTCCCTGGTCGTGGAGCCGGGGTTCATGGCAATAAACATCTGGACCGTTTTCAGAATGCTCATCGTTACCCCCTGAATCCTTCAGGAATGCGTGTATCGCACTCGTATTTGGATTTAAACATTGGGTCCTCTCGAACCTCATGTTTGCTGGCTGACGCTGATAACTTCAGAGACAACTCATCCCATTTTTCACGCAGCTTCGAAGGACTGAGAATATTTTTGCACCAGAAGGGATCACGATTTACACGCCCATACAGCTCGCAGATCTGGCGGTGATTACGATTATACTGAGTGCACATCAGACGAACCTCGTTAGCCCATGAAACCCAGTTAGGTTCTTTAGGGCGAACCAGTTCACCGTCAGACTCAGCCGCTTGTTCGTAAAGTCGGATAATCTTTCCCCAAATCCATTCTGCGCAGGTTAAATCTTCCTGAGTTCCCCATTGACGTTTTGCCGCACTGAAAACCACAGCTGTTGGATGGCGAGACAGAAAATCATTTGGATTAACCAAAGCGTCCGGTTGCGAAGCTTCCGGACAAGAAGGGGTTTTATTCTCTGTAGTACTCTCTGTTGTATTCTCTGTAAGATCATCAGTGCATTTTGACCTGATGACATCGGTTCGTTTTGACCTGATGGAGCGTTTCACTTTGACCTCTTCCATCGTGTCATTTTGACCTGATGGAACAGCGCATTTTGACCTCTTCGATTCGGTCACTTTGACTTCATCTAAAAGCTCGCTTTCATAGTTGATCGTGTAGAAGTTGGTCATGTCGCGTTGAGACTTGTTCAGTTGCTCAATTTTGAGCACACCGAGTGTCTTCAGGCGGGTGAAGGTACGCTTCAGAGTTGACTCAGACCAGAACGGGAACTGCTCCAGCCACTGTTCTGTCGTGTTGTAAATCCAGCGCACACCATCACTTTCCATGCCTGATTTGGTTTCTTGCAGCCAGTAATTAATCTGCTGCAAAGCAATCGCCTCATTCAGGCCAATGCTGTATGCAAGGTCAGGATTTATTACTATTGGCCGGGATGTCATTAACAGGCTCATTCGGACCCTCTATTTCCCTGAATTTACGCTGAAACTGTTCGAGAGGACTGAAGCACTCATGCTCGTATCCATCGCGCAGGTATATAACCCGTTGAGTTTCTGGCTCCCACCGGATAACCCTGACTGGGACGCCGTAGCTGTCTTTAAACCGTCTGTTGAGTGCTCGCATTCGACCTTCTCCGCCTGGCCGTTGAAATCACCTACAACCCAATCGGCAAACTGGTAGCAGACAGGCTCAAAGCATCCGGATACCATTACCCCATACACGAACTGCGCCGGACCTTTTCCACCCGGCATAGGTCGAGCAATTAGTTGCGACCTGCGGTACTGTGTTGTTACACTGTTCATGCGTTAGTTTCTCCACTGAATACGACACGCCACGACGCCAGGAGCTGCACACTCGCTGGCGTCACTTCTTTTGACGGCGGCTGAATAAGGCCACAATCGCGCGGATTTCTTCTTCACGCGCTGCCAGATGACGGCGGTGATGTTCCAGAATCTCTTCTGCTTCATGCTTTTCAATCACTCCATCCTCAAGCGCCTTCTGGATAATCTGATCAACCTGCCCTCTTGCAGCTGCGGTACGCATTGCACGACTAAACAAGTCAACACGGTCCAGATCTTCCAGGCTTGGCACGTCCACCAGCAGTGCGCCGCGACGCTTGGCAAAGTAGTCAGCAACCAATGACGTGTTGGAAATGTCTTCCATCGCTTCCAGCTCAGTTACTTCAAAAAACCGGCATCCGTTTTTCTCGTACAGGTTGTTGTTGAACTGGGTTTCTGACATGCCTAACGCACCAGCCATAGCCTGACGGCCTCCTGGGTACGCCTTACACATTGCTTTCACTACTTCTTTCAGTGTTTGCTCTACCATCTTGTTTTTCCTTTGGTAGTTATGCTTTAGCCATAGAATGGGTAGGCTTTATGTACAGCGAGGGGTTCACCTTCAATTTCTCATCAGTCAATGCCTGAATTTCAAAGGCGCGGCCTTTAGGAATAACGTCTCCCCAACCGGAAACGGACGCATGTGAAATGCCAAGAGCTTTTGCGACATTTCCGACGCTTCCAAAGTAAGAGATCACATCATCTTTTTTCATTTTTACCTCAAATGTAAGGATAAGGAACAACTTGATAGTAGGATATCTTACATTATGTGGTCAAGGATTCCTACATCATAAAATGGTAGGATTGCCTACATGAAAATGAACGAACGCATTCGCGCTAGACGCAAAGAACTGAAGCTCACTCAGGCTGTACTAGCTAAGCTGGTCGGTGTGAATAGAGTAACTGTTACCGGATGGGAATCCGGAGACTATGAACCTGGTGGATCAAATCTCCAGGCGTTAGCTGCTGTTCTTAAATGTAATCCTCATTGGCTAATTTCAGGTAATGGTGATCCAGAAGCTGAAGTATCTGGTTTTAAACCAACTGAAGTTTTCGGAATTAAAAAAATCCCCGTGCTTTCGTGGGTACAGGCTGGCGAGTGGACTGAAAGTGGTCAATCCGTTACAGCAGATGACGTTAATGAGTGGATATACACGACGGCAAATCTTTGTGATGAGGGATTTGCTCTGAAAGTTCGTGGTGACTCAATGACTAATCCAAATGGAGCCCCTAGCATCCCTGAAGGCTCATTGGTTGTAGTAGATCCAGATTACGGAAGCACGTACGAAGTTAACGGTAAAATAGTTGTTGCTCAAATAATGGGGTCAACTGAAGCCACCTTGAAGAAATTTGTTATCGATGGTCCTATCAAGTATCTCGTGCCTTTGAATCCAAACTATCGAGTGCTTGAAGTTAATGGTAACTGCAAAATCGTTGGTGTCGTTCGACAAGTTATTACAGACCTCTAACTCAACCAAGCCGACTTCTATGTCGGCTTATTTTTACACCTCTATGTAAGTTTTCCTACTTTTAATATTGACAGCAAAAGGTAAGTTATCCTACATTAATCATGTCGGATGATTTGTTGCTCATTCATCTGATGAAGCCCCGGTATCCTGTAATGGCTGTCACTTCCCACACTTTGTGGCAGCCATCTTTTTCGAGAGGTCGGGGCAAGATCATTAACCAAACCGATAGTTTGTCGGGGGAGCAATGCAGAAGAAAGAACCAGTCATCATTGCTGGAGACTTTAACAACGAAGAGCTTTATCGGTGGCTGGTTAAGAAAGCTGAATCTTTTACGCAACTGCGCCAGCTGCATATTGAAAAAGCCTCCCTTGAAGAGAGGCTTGCGAACGTAAAGAAAATAATTGCCGTAGTTACTAATGAATCTCAATTAGAAATTTCTCTGACAGATCAGGATCCCACTCAGCATCAAGATAGTCAGGGAAGTTAACCGGGTAGTTGGCACGAGCGACTTGAGAAAAATACTCGCCAACACCATCCGGCAGAGAATCAAACTGAAGTTCATCGTGAAGGGCCAGAAGTGCATCTGAAAGCGTAAGGTCCCTGATTACTGAAAGTGGCCATTGATATTTGAGCAGCAGTTTATGGTAAAGAGCCTGTTTGCCACCAAGACCATTAAGCTGGTTGGCATACTTTTTACGGTGAACATAAAGAAGTGCGTCAAGGGCACAAATTTGGAGAGCGCGGTTGGTTACACAGGAAACAGCAGTGCTATCAACGAAGCCACTGACTTTTACACCACGAAGTTCAGCAATATTGGCTTTCAGTTGCGTGAATAAATGGGCAATGCCATTAATCATTTTGTTTTCCTTCAGGGTTGTAGGGACTTTGAAGGATACCACCGAGCCTGATGTGGTGAAAAGACAGGCACAGCCCAGACGATATCTGAGTGGCTTTAAAAACAGATGGGAGTCGGTGGAATCCCGACAAATGGGTTTCATGTACCGAATGAACACATGATGACGCGGGGAAAGAACCGTGACAGGAGGGAAGTAGACCCCACGAACACAACATGAAAGCGCACTCCTTCACTTACCAGTTATGGGTGGCAGGTGTGAAACAGGTGGAGTGCGCTCCCAGTTGTGGCATTAGCTCAGTTGGATAGAGCAACGGCCTTCTAAGCCGTGGGTCGCAGGTTCGAACCCTGCATGCTCCGCCAGCACTAAACGTTATTTAGGAGCGAATATGTCGGCTTATGACATCAAGCTTTGCAATGGCTGGATTACCACTGTCAATTGTGCAAACAACGAAAACGAAGCTATCGAAATACTGATAAGCGAACGTGAGCGCATGGGTTATGAACATACCGATGTTTCCGAAATTAGACGCATGAAAGAGAGCTATGGAAATGGAGGTTATGGCTTAATCGCTGTTGAAGAGTTTCACCAAATCACGTAGCCAGCGTGGTCCAAGGAAGTAAGAAAGCTGTGTGGAGTCTTGGCGGTACCAGTACCAACCTTTGAAGTCCCTGGTACCGCCCTTTTTACTCAACTGAAAGCGCGTTCTGTCCCTTTTCATTAAGTGCCAGTTCGTTAAATCCAAAACCAGCGGAACGCGCTTTCAATTGAGTGGAGAACTAAGCACCGGCATTGCAGTACCGGTTATGGCGATCAGCCTCAAGCATCCACTGGGTGCTTGGTGATGGTAATAACGCCATCTCAACCTTACAGGAGGCGTTGAGACTGTTCTGGTTGAATTGGAGAAATATTCTTAGCCCGCTTCGCGGCGGGCACTTTTTCTGGAGGTTGTATGTCTGCGAATGATCTGGCGGTTAAGTACGGTACTTACCAGCCCGAAAATTTACTGATTATTCTTCCACTGGACGAAGCATCAGACATCATTCGCGAGCGTCTTCGCGCCGAGGTAAGGCGTGAACTGGAATATGAATATGAAGATCGTATTTCAGACGCCGAAGAAGATGCTTCCGAATGGGAATCAAAATCTGATAGTTACGAATGTGATGCTACCTGCTTCGCCAGAGCAGTTGAAAATGCTTTACTGGCACCATCATTCGAAGAGGCAAAAATTATTCTCGAACGAGTTAGATCGGATAACAGGGAATATTTTTAACTAATTATTAATTCAACGAATTAGGCAGCATCCATAGTGCCGGGATTCGTGCAACCAAAATTCAGCGCCGTGCAGGGCGCATATAACACGGAGAAACTAACCATGACGACCACACAGAACGTCACTGAGTTACAACCACGTATGACCAGAGAGCAACTAATCGATGCAGCCCGTAAAGCCGCCCCTCTCCTTCCTGTTGCTTACAGCGGGATCATGACAGAACTGGCTAACCGCCTTGATATCGTCAGCGTGGCGCTGTGCGAGTCAATGGAACAGCGTAAAGCACTGGCCATTGAGAACACCGTTTTACGCGACGATGTTAACTGCTGGGCCAAAGAGTGCGACCGCATCGTTGAACGTCATACCAAATCGCCGACCAATATGCACATGCTGGAGGCGCAGAGAGAATTGCGCGAGTTAACTCCAGTAACCGATCAGGTTATTCGTGATATCCAGGCCACTGGCGTGGAAAAGTACGCATACGTCACTATTGCCATAGGGAAAGAAGAGCAAGAAGAAAGCATTGTTTACGCTGGTAATCAGGCTCTGTTATTCGCTAACCAACTTCGCGAAGGTACTGCGTAATGGCCGCTAACTCATTCAAGCAGATGTCCCGTGATGGGACCATCAAGCGCACCGATACCGGGATGTTTATCAGCCTTGAACATATCCACGTGCGTGAAGGTTTCAACAAGCGTGAAGACGACGAACGCACCCGTCAGGCAGATGACGACCTTTTTAACTATCTGATGAACGGCGGCACCGTTCCTCCGCTGGAGGTTATCGCACGTGATGAAGGCGGTGTGTGGGTAGTTGAAGGCCACCGTCGTCGTCGCTGCTACGCACGTTGTGCTGAAGCTGGTAAGCCAGTAGACCGTATTCATATCATGCCGTTCAACGGTAACGATGTGCAGCGTCTGGCTCGCATCATGACCAGTAATAACCAACTCCCCCTTTCTGATATTGAACAGGCTGCTGTTATTCAGGAGCTTCATAACGCTTTCAACCAGACCACCAGCGAGATTGCAAAGCTGGTCAATAAGTCTGTTGCGACTGTTGAGAAGTTGCTCACTCTGAGTACTGCTAATTATGACGTTCAGCAGGAAGTTAAATCTGGTGCCGTGTCTGTTGATGTTGCTGTTGACCGCGTTCGTGAATTTGGCGAACAGGCTGGTGAGGTTCTCCAGCATGATAAAGCAGTAGCCGCCGCCCAGGGAAAAACAAAGGTTACGCGCAGTTCTATCGCTCCAGAACTCAACATTAAAAGTGCTCGCCGTTTCGTGGAGTTAATGGCCATGGCGACGATCAGCGATGAGGGCGTGTTCACCTTGCAAGGCACGGCACTGGCTGAAGCGCTTGAAATTATCGACGAACACAAAGCCATTTCAGAAGCTCGCGAAACCTATCGCCTTTCACAGCCAATCCCTACGACAGAGATTATCGGGAAAGTGCTGTATGTGAAGCTGGACGGTAAGGAAATCGGCTCGGCAATAATTTATCGCGGTAAGAACGTCACGCTCGACCTGGGTGACAGAAAAATCATCGCCAGCCAGTCAAAAGCAGTGGCCCACTTCGTTAAACAACACAAACTTCAGCAGGTACATGCCAATGCAAACGATCAATAACCGTATGACAGAAACTCAAATTGCTGATCTCTTCAGCCTGGCGGTTCAGTTGCAGGTTAAATCTGAAGAATCAGATGATCGTGATACTGCAATTTTGGCCTACTCAATTAAAAACGCCTGCTCAAATTTAACGGAATCCCAGCGCGAGTTCCGTGCAGCAGACGCGACTATTCACAATCTTGAACTGAAACTCACAGACATGGCAGTACAGCTCGCTAACGCCGAGAGCAAGTGCAGGGAGCTGACGGCGGAGAATGCGGGGCTTAAAAATCCAGAAAACTGGCTGTCACAGAGTGATTACGGTTATGAGGCATCTGAGGTTGCCACTCAAAATGGAGCAACTGAAGATGAATCACTGAGGGCCGGGATGATCGCAATTATTGATCGAATCTGCACCCCGGCAACCGACGCGTGCCTGGCTGAAGTGCGGGCGCAGGGTGTTGATATGTTTGCCTTGATGTTCGCTGAAGAGGCGATTAAGTCCAACAACATCACTACCGGATGGAGAGCTAAGGCCAGCAGAGCAGCATCTGAATACGCTGAAGCCCTTCGAGAGGATGCCGCCCAACTTCGCAAAGGAGCAGCGCTATGAGCAATACAGCAAAACTGCAACTCGGGTTCTCCCCGCTGAGCAAAACAATCACCCTGGCGAAAATGCGCGATGTAGAAGGCGGTCGTCTACGCGTTGGCAATGATCGTGGGCGTGATGTGACAAACGAAGCTGCGCAACTCGTGTGGCGACTGGTTATGGCTGAAGGTGGAGAGATTGGCTGGGAACTTGATGATGGTTCTCGCATAATTCTGAAGGCAGAGAAACTAGAGGCAGCCCAATGACAGCACTCAACAAACAGGCGCTGCGTGAAGCGGCAGAGAAGGCAATTGGCGCACATGAGCGTCTTAGCATTATGCCTTCTGATGACATTTTCGACATTTCACTGCATGAAGGCACTCAACTCGATGCTGATATCACCGACCTCAATGCGTTTAACGAAGCCACCAACCCTGCCACCGTTCTGGCGCTGCTGGATGAGCTGGAAGCCAAAGACAAGAGTATCGGCTTCCTGAAAGACCAGTTAGCTCAGCTGGCAAACTTCAACCCTGACTGGGACAGGCTAGAGGCAGCAATTGACAGCCTTCGTGAGCACATGGCTAAACTTTCCGCCGCAGAGAAGCGCATAGCAGAACTGGAGGCGCGGACAGTTTGCCTTCCTAAACTTCCAGTTCTCGGCTCTAACGCTGAGTGGTACGAGGGATTTGCTGCTGGCGCATCCGGTGTGAGAAATGAATGCGCCGACGCAATCCGCGCTGCTGGAATTGGCGTGAAGGGGGAGTGAGATGGACTTAATACCATTAACGCACGATGAACTCTGCCAAATAGCCTGCCGGTTTCTGCAAAATAACGGCTTCAAAGTAGCGTTTCATGACCGATTCCGTGCATGGACACCCTACGGCGAACAGGCTGATGCTATCGGATTTCGCAACGGTGCTAGCTGCCTGATTGAGGCTAAATGCTCTCGCTCTGACCTGTTAGCAGACCGTAAGAAGCCTTTCCGGATTGAGCCAGAGAAGGGCATGGGAGATTGGCGCTTCATGATTAGCGAGCCGGGAATTGTGAATGTTGAAGACCTGCCGTCAGGATGGGGATTACTTCACGTCATTAAAGGTCGGGTTAAGAAGGTGCACGGGTGGCCTGGTAACGGCCTGTGGGTTAACCGGGATAGCAAACCATTTCAGGCTAACAAACAGGCCGAATGCGATTACATGTTTAGCGCTCTCCGACGCATGGATTTACGTGGGCATCTTAAAGAGGTTTACGACGGCGTAATCGTTAACAAGACAGAAGGAACCGCAGCATGACAACTAACAACCACCCTGCGCACGGTCCTGTATCACTCGATCGCCTGCACCAGATACGAGAAATACTCAGCAAAGCATCAGCACAAAGCGACGGCGGTAATCTAGGCTACGCAATGGCTGATGCTGTGAAGGTTATTGATGGGGCGATTGCGGCGTTTGGCGCTGAGCCTGTGCTTTATGCCGCGGAGGAAACTCTTGCTTATGCCAGGATGGGTGAGCTTCACCTTAAGTGCCTGTCTCAGCCAATGGGAGATGCGGTAATTCCGCTCTACACAGCACCGCCAGCGCCGGTAGTGCAGCCAGTCATGTTTATTGATGGCGATATTTCTGCATCTGACGCTGAGAAACTTGCGGCAGTTATTAGGGAATGGGACGACGCACCAGCGCCGGAACGCGACCGAGTACGCCGTGAACATGCCGAGTGGTCACAGGCTACTTTCGGCGATGTTGGTCCCGCTGGTCCGCTGAAGCACCTTTCCAAAGAAGCGCTCGAGGCTGCTGCTGAACCCGGAGACCTTAGCGAATGGGCTGACATGCAATTCCTGTTATGGGATGCGCAACGGCGTGCCGGTATCAGTGACGAGCAGATTACCCAGGTGATGGTAGAAAAACTGGCGGTGAACAAACAGCGCGAATGGCCTGAGCCGAAAGATGGTGAGCCGCGTCTGCACATCAAAGAGCAACCAGCGCCGGTAGTACCGGAATATCCCGAAACATTGCCATGCCCCGTATTACTGGAGCCGGGAATGCGCTTCGGGAAAGGTGTTAAAACCAGACTAGTACTGGAGGCTATTCAACGCAGGGCTGAGCATTACGCTGAACTGGAAGCTATGACGCCGGAACAGCGAGCCGAACATGATGCAGGTATCGAAGCAATTAAAGCGATGTTGCCGAAGCCAGCCCAGCCGGATATTGAAATGCTGGCCTCTGCACTGACTAACGCTCCGTTAGCGCCGTCAGATAGGCAGGGCAGACCGAGAGCGCCGGTGGTGCCGGAGGAATGCAAAGAAGCACCTGCGTACGTCAAAGCACTGACGAAAGAGGGGGCGTATATCTATGGATTTAACGCCTGCCGCGCCGCCATGCTTTAGGCTGGCAACTCTCCGGTAACTCCAGATGGTTGGCAATTAGTTCCGAAGGAACCTACAGCTGCGATGAATAAAGCTGGCTGGGACGCAATGAACGAACATGATGCAATTAACCCGACGTATAGAGCTATGCTCGCAGCAGCACCGCAGCAGGAGAATGTATAACGTGAACAATTTAATGATCGACCTTGAGTCCATGGGCAAAAAACCGAATGCCCCTATTGTCTCCATTGGTGCCGTATTCTTCGATCCGCAAAGCGGTGAACTGGGTCAGGAGTTTTACACCGCCGTTAACCTTGAAAGCGCTATGGAGCAGGGAGCGGTGCCGGATGGTGACACTATTCTGTGGTGGTTAAGGCAAAGCCAGGAAGCACAAGCCGCAATTTGCGTTAATGATGCAATGCCAATCTCCGATGCGCTTTCTAAACTCAGCCAGTTTATTAACCAGCACTCTGATAACCCGAAATATTTAAAAGTTTGGGGTAATGGGGCTACGTTCGACAACGTTATTTTGCGTGGGGCATATGAACGTGCAGACCAGGTTTGCCCATGGCAATTTTGGAATGATCACGACGTAAGAACCATCGTTACGCTAGGCAGGGTTGTAGGTTTCGATCCTAAGCGTGATATGCCATTTGATGGGGTTGCACATAACGCACTGGCTGATACCCGCCACCAGGCGAAATATGTTTCAGAGATTTGGCAGAAACTAATCCCAACCACCAGCAACAGCTAAAGTTTTCCCCTGGTGCAGCCGGGATAATGGAGAAATAATTATGAGCAATATTTTCCAGTTAGCTCCCAACGATTGGGTTTGTGAAAGCGTTCTGATCGCGGTTACCGGGCTCAAACCCGGAACCATCCTCCGTGCCAGAAAAGAGTGCTGGATGGTTGGGAGGGAATATATCCACGTCTCGCCTGACGGGAATCCAAAACCGTCCAGTGAGTGCATGTATAACAGAAAGGCTGTAGATGCCTGGGTCGCTTCAATGAAATGCAAGCAGCCAGGGTGATTTGATGCCATGAAAAAGGTAAGCTCGTATCGCTCTTGGGCGTCTGGAGGTAACACCAATGGATAAAGTCACATATCCAACAGGCGTCGAAAACCACGGTGGCACTTTACGCATCTGGTTTAATTTTAAAGGTAAGCGTGTCAGGGAAAGTCTCGGTGTCCCTGACACCGCTAAGAACAGGAAGATAGCCAGGGAACTGCGGACATCAGTATGTTTTGCCATCCGCACAGGAACCTTTGATTATGCAACCCAGTTTCCTGACTCCCCTAACCTCAAGGCTTTTGGTGTAAGTAAAAAAGACATTACAGTGAAAGAACTTGAAGAAAAATGGCTGGATCTGAAACGGATGGAAATCTGCGCGAACGCATTCAATCGCTATGAGTCTGTCGCAAGGAATATGGTGCCGATGATCGGAGGTAATCGCTTGGTATCAGCAGTAACCAAAGAGGAATTGCTGTATCTCAGGAAAGATTTGCTAACTGGTTACCAGAATCCGACGAAAAACAAAGTCCCGGCAAAAGGGCGAAGCGTTGTTACCGTGAACTATTACATGACGACAATGGCCGGAATGTTTCAGTTTGCTGCGGATCACGGTTACTTAGAGGTGAACCCATTCGAGGGAATTAAGCCTCTGAAAAAAGCCAGGGCAGAACCAGATCCTCTGTCTCGTGATGAATTTATTCGCCTGATAGATGCATGCCGGCATCAGCAGACGAAAAACCTGTGGTCATTAGCAGTGTACACAGGAATGCGTCACGGGGAACTGGTCTCCCTGGCCTGGGAAGATATCGACCTGAAGGCGGGAACAATTACCGTCAGGCGTAATTATACGAAACTTGGTGAGTTCACTCTACCGAAAACCGAGGCAAGCACAGATCGGGTGGTGCATCTTATCCAGCCCGCAATCAGTATCCTGAAAAATCAGGCTGAAATGACAAGGCTGGGCAGGCAACATCACATTGAAGTTCAGTTACGTGAGTATGGCCGTTCGGTGAACCATGAGTGTACATTCGTCTTTAACCCGCATGTGGTCAGACGCAGTAAGCAGGTCGGATTTATCTACCGCGTCGATTCAGTAGGCGACTCATGGGAAGCGGCACTTAAGCGCGCGGGGATCAGACACAGAAAGGCGTACCAGTCACGACATACCTATGCGTGCTGGTCATTATCTGCTGGTGCAAACCCGAGTTTTATTGCCAGTCAGATGGGACATGCGAGCGCGCAGATGGTGTTCAATGTTTACGGTGCATGGATGGCTGACAGCAGCGCAGAGCAGATCGCAATGCTGAATCAGAAGCTGGCAGATTTTGCCCCATTGATGCCCCATAGCCACGAGAACAGTACGGGAGGATTATTAAAATCAGTAAGTTAA